GTAATGACGAGATTAACATCTGGTTGAAGCATACCCCTGAGAACATAGTTCATGATAGGCGACTCACAACTTCCACGGTTGAACAGGCTGTTGGTAGAGTGGCCAATCAATTGTTTTCCCTTAAGATCACCACCGAGTGGGGTGCTCACCATTGCAATGCGCTATTTATGCGCACTGGAGTATTTTTAATGCCTTATCACATGTGTTTCCATGATCATAATGAGGGTAAACCTATGTTTAGCATTGCGAAACTATCCTTTCAGAGGCGCACTGCTTCTGAAGCTAGTTCTACATTTACTTGTAAGATAGTACCGCGTAATGTGGTTCGCGTTCCTGGCACTGACATTGCCGTTGTCAGGGTCAATTGCGGTGGCGATTTCGCCTGTATTGATTATATGCTTGAGGACCAGCCTTATGCTGGTCTCGCCCGCTTTGTTTACAAGAACCAGGGTGGTACCTTCCGCCAAGAAGCCACTACTATGAGTGGATTCAAAAGCGTCGGACATCTGTATTGCAATTTTATGGGCAATGACTACCACCTTACTGGTGGTACTGGACCCGGACTTTGCATGGGCGTGCTTATATCTACTGATAAGGCCAGAAGGATTGTTGGATTCCACCTCGGTGGGAGACAGCCTACTTATGGTGTTAGTGGATTTTTATCTGCCACTGACTACCACAATAGTATTAAGATCCTAGAATCCAATACGGGAGTCCTCCAGCACAAGTCTGGTTTCTTTAGTAACGACACTCATGGTCAAGCTATTGTTACTGACTTGTCAGTCCATTCCCGCAGTCCTGTGAATTTTCTTACCACAGATGGTATATTTGGCTGCTACGGCTCTTGTCCTGGTGGCGTCACTGCCACCTCGCGAGTCGTTAAATCTAAGTTTTCTGACGAGATTGAACATCTCACTGGTGTACCCAATAAATGGGGAGCACCACGTATGTTCCCAAAGTGGATTGTTTGGAACACTGGCCTTACTTCTATGGTTGCACCTTCTAATGGGTTTAATCCTGATGTACTAGAATGGGCAAAAAGGGACTACTTCGATCCGCTTATAAAGCGTATAAAGAGTAATAGTTTCATCCGAGATAGATTCAGACCGCTCACAATTATGGAAGCCGTTAATGGCATTCCTGGGCGCAGATTCGTTGATAGAATGACTTTACAGACTTCCTCTGGGTTTGGCCTTAGTGGCCCTAAAACTGATTATTTGGTGCCAGTGGACCCTCCCCCTGAGGGATACGTTGATGCTGTTATGTTCACAGATGAAATCCTTAATGAAGTTTCTATTATGGAACACACTCTTGCTGCTGGCGAGCGTTGTTACGCTATATACAAGGCATGTGTTAAGG